GTGTAATACAGTTCATTAACAAAGTAAGAAAGCTTCCAGAAGGCAAAGAACTGGTCATTTCATAATAACCATCCTTTGACACAAATCTGGCATTAAGGACTTCTTGAAACAAGGTCTTTCTAGCCTCGTGATACTCATCACATCCATGATAAGAGTACCAATCTTGAATAATTTGCAATCCAATCCGCAGTATATGTGGATTATTGGATGCATCAAAAGCAGAGAAATCAGCAGAATCTCCCCATGTTTCATCAAAGGAAGATGAAAATCTTGTCAATTTTTGTACTAAATGAATCCAGTCTGTATAGGGATTGACAGTGGAAGCATTGTCTTTGTTCAGACAATCAGTCATATAGAAATCTACAAATCTACCAAACACTATTCTACTAGCTGTGTAAAGTTGGAGGGGGGTACCATAGAAAGGACGGGTTTTACCCTCTAACACTTTGGCAATAGGCAATAATTCATCCTTCAAATTCTGAGTATAATACCACTCCCTGCGAATTCCATTTTGAGCATCATCTACTATCTTAAGTACTGATAATTGGAACTTCTTAACTTCCACAGGATCGGCATCTTCTTCTGGAAATAAACTCTTTTTAATATGAGGATTAGTTTTTGTATAAGGAAAGCCTGGAGAGGTACCACTAGGAATGGAGTTTAGGTTACCCCAGCCCTTAAGGCCATACATAGCTTCTCCAACTGTCAAGATTTCATCACTCATTTTCCAGCTTTGCGCATTAAGAAAGACGCTCAAATCTTCCTGAGCTCTAACAAGTGAATTCTCATCAGGATTCCATTCTCTACAGAAATACTTCGAGAAAACTAAATCTAAAGGATCACCCTTTTCATTGGGAAAGCACTTAGCTCTGGTTTTTGTTGGTTGAGGGAAACAAGAATTTTTAAGGGGTTCATACATAACTATTTTACTGTAAGTATAAGGGTTGTGAGCCCCCCTTTCCTCTTTGACAAGTTTAACAAAAGAACTTCCTGATTGGAACGAAACATCATCATCAAGATCCTTTTTACATTCTAGAAGAACATTTTGAGTTATAACATTAGCAAAGGCTATATTTCTGCCGTTACCAGCAAAGTGGAAACCCATTATTTGTCTACGACCCAATCTTGGATCATTGATAACAATAGGAGATCCACAATCTCCTTTTTGAGTAGCCACCTCATAAGTAAGACATCTTTTGACCTCAATCTCCAAATTTCTAATAATTCTCTCGCCAACATTCGCTTTAGTCTGAACTAAAATCTTTGGATCATCAGGAGTACCTTTTAATAAGGCAATTCTGACATCAATTCTTGCAGACATATTGTCATAGTCCTTATCCGTAATAAAATAAGATATTAAATCACGTTTAGGACTTGCCATCGCAGGCGCTCTCATAAACAACAAATGAGTATCGCCTATATTGTACTCAATAGCTTTGAAAGAGTCATATTCGTCAAGGGAAAACTGCCATTCCTTTTTAACATTACTAATCTTGATCACAATGGAATCCATATTACTATGAGAAGCAACGTAATCAGCTATGTCCAAATGAAAGTGCAGCGGCATTATCAGATCTTGATTATTAACAAAAATGACAGTACCCATATATTTGCCATCGACAGTCAAACCGTAAATATTCGATCTTTCTATCTTCTCTTGCAAATTTAGACTTTCGAAACCAGCTTGAAACAGAGTGGGTTTTAAAGGTCTGGCTCCACCCTTGCTAGAAATTGGCTTTGTCTTTGAGCTTTTGTCTTTTTGTAACCTAAAATCGGTAGATTGAAATGACTCAAAAGGTGACAAGTAAGAAGAGATAAGGGCATAAGTTGCGGTTACACTACTCCAACTCACATAAAGTACGCCTGCACCAATAATAGTCCCCAAGATTTTCGGAAAGATACCGTTCCCAAGCGGTTGCAGTCTCTCTCTAACAGCGTCCATGGATGGTTCTCTCAAGAATTTAATAATCTTCGAAAAAGAGCCTCCAACATCCCTTCTTATAAGAACATTAAACTGACATCTGCCTCTTGATAGCTCGTCAATATTTCTATAAACACAATCAATTTCCTTGTGATTAAGAAATCTGTCTTGGAATACAACTTGAAGCATTCCCAAAACATGAGCATAATACTTCAAAACTTTAGGAGACTTCCCAACAAAACCGTCTATATAACGGGTATTATACAATGG